CCTAACCCACGAGTGAGAGACCGGCGACTCGCATGAATCGCCTTCTGGTTTTGTTCGATAAAAAGACGGTGAACAACCCTCTTTCTAATTCTCCCAAAACCAGGTCCCGCAGAATAGAAACGACCATTCAGCGAGACGATCTGCTCGGTTATACTCCCCTTAGGGAATAAGGCACTAGACCGGAGGAAACCCACCAGTTTTGCACCCCCCCTACACGACCAAAAGGGCGTGGAGTTAAGAGTAAAGGCCCTACGATGTAGGAACGTTTTTCCTTTACTCAAAGTTAACCCCCCTTTCACTACATTACGCTCCCAAGAAGAAAACTCCTCGGGCGTCGCACGAAAAACGATATCGTCGCCATTGATACGCACGGGAACGTCCCGTGGTACCGAATACCGAAACGTAATGTAATTTATGAGGCACAACATAGGAAAAGAAGTTAGCTGACCCATCAATTGCCCCCTGCGCTGCACGTAGGATCGACCAGAGTCGTCAATAAGACGAGACGAATAGGTCGAGATAGCGTGTTCAATTATACCTTGTGGCACAGTATAACTTCTATCGAGCAAAGTCTCAAGGATAGCTACTTGGAGAGCCGAATTAAGATTGTCAGTGGCGCTTTCGTAATCGCCACTCACAAAGACTTCACCATCCACAGGGGTGAATTCCTTGAATCGATTCGGTTTTGCATCTCCACGTAGAAGCCATGGGAACTGGGAAAGGTGAGAGTACATTGCCTTGTGTAGCGGGCGAAGAGCATTATCGACACGGGGAGGAATCGCAATGATCCTCCACTTGCCGCTAGTCTCTATCGCCTGTACTCTCGAAACCGAGTGCTCCTTCCTTGCTGAGATCGAAGAGTTGAGAACGTAGTTGCAAAAATCACTACGCTGCCATCTCTTCTCAGCCTCAAGTCCTCTACAACCTCCTTCCTTGCGACCCTGTTCAGAACAGGACGTAGTCGGGAGAGAGCTCGTAAGAGCTCGGTCATTGTAGGTGCGATCCCACCCCACAGGAAACAGCTTTTTCGTCAATTTTAAAGCGAACCTTAAAAAATCGGGGTCAGGTGCATCCTGCGGGCACGAAAGTGTCTCGCAATACTTTTCTACACTCGGTTTCTCCTTTGGAATAACCTTCCGAAAGAGAAATAAAGAATGACTCAATCCGAACCTAGATTGAGCCGCAAGATGTTTCACCGCATCTTGCCACGGGTGGGAAGCGTCCTTCTCCACAAGTCCTTCGCAGAACTTGCTTAGTGACTTTAAAGTTTCGAATTGAGGCCTTGCTAGAGAGATTCCA